GCCACTTCTTGGAGCATCGCGCCCGATACTTCCCGCGGCATCATCCGCAGGTGCTCCTGGATTTCCCGCATGCCTTTCGTTCGGATGGTCATCCTCACGCCGGGCGCACCTCCCGACAGAGAAGTTCCAACCAACGGCGGCGGCCGTCGCGGTCCAGAACGGCATGTATGGTGAATTCCCGCCCATCGTGACAGGCGATCATCCCCGGCTCAATCCCGCGCCGCCAGCGGATAGTGACACGGTGGTCGGACTGTTCGGCAGTCTGCTGCGCCTCGAAGTAGAGGCGTCCGGTGAGAGCCTCCACGGCGGCCCAAACGGTGGCCACAGATTGCCATTGTTTCGGCAATGGGTTGCCGAATTGGTCTTTGCCAGAGGTGTAGCGGCCGATTTCGACGCGATACCTCAGATCGCCGATTTTCACGACGATTCCACCACCGTAATTGCTGCCGTTCGGCTGGATGTGCGCCCGGCTGCGTCCTTCACTTCAACCGTGACCACCTTTCTGCCGGCCGTCGTCGGCGTCCCCGCGATGATTCCAGTAAGGTGATCAAGCTCAAGACCGTCCGGCATCTCGCCATTGATGATCGACCATTCGTAGGGACGCGACCCACCTCGAGCAACCAGATGAAACTCGACCGCTGCTCCGACATCCACGTCCGGAAAATCCTGTGGCTCGATCTGCGGATACGCGTATTTGAGTTGTTCCAACAGAGCCCGAATGGTCGGCCGAAGTCCGCTGGCCTGCGCTGCGCTTCGCGCGTCCTCGATGACCGCCGAACGATTCTCGTACATGTCGGTGATGAGCGCCATGGCGAGGAGCTTCGCCTGCGGGTTTTTCGCAGGGTCAATCCAGGACATAAGCGCGTTCCGCAGATATTCCTCTGCCGCGACCACGATCGACTGCAGAATGGCGTCCTCAGTCGTGTCGGACGGCTCTAAGCGAAGCCACAGCTTGACCTCATTCAAATCGAGCACAGGGCATCACCTCTTTGAGGCTCGACGTTTCGGCTTTTCCGCGCGAACCTCCTCATGCGTCTTTTCCGATTCTGCCGGTGGCGCGGAGCTGGCGGAGGTCACGACGACCTCCGCCACTCCAGCAGCGAGGATCTCAGCGGCACGCGCTTCCGTTACGTCGAACTCTTCCCCAGTAGGGCGGTAGCGGAACGCTTTCTTGTCATAGAAACCTTTCGTCACGCGGAGCCACATCGCCTCACACCGCCGTCGTCACGTCGATTTCGCCGCGCACCATCGCCGCCGCATCCCATTGCTTCAAATCATCGCGGGTGATCACCCGCAGCTCCGTGCTGTCACGCCGCCACGCTTCGCCGCCCTCCCGCGTGCTGGCCAGCTCGTAGACGCCGCGCGTAAACCAGACGGCGAACTGCTGGCCGTTGCCCAGGAAGATCGGAGCGTATGTCTTTCCGGCGCCGGTGTCTTCCCGGGACGGCAGATACCGGTTCGACACCACGGCCACCGGGCGGCCGAACAGGAGTCCCCGGCCAGGCTGCGTGATGTCGTCCGTGAGCAGATACCGGTCCTGATTGTCCTTCTGCGTGTCGAGCCAGTTGTAGCCGTCTTGGTTCGTGATGACGACAGCTGTGCGGCTGATGGCCGGGTCCAGATCGACGTTCAGGATGCGCTTCACGGCGTCCAGATCCGCGATTGTCTTCGCCGGCAGCGTATTCAGCAGGTTGGTAACCAGGATGTTCCGCGTGACCACGACCTTCCGCGCGATCCAGTCGGTGATGTAGGACAGGATGTTTTGGTCGCTGTCTTGGAGCAGTTCGTTGGTCAGCGGCAGGTACCCGGCGCGCTTCACGAGCTTGTACGTGACCGGAACGAATTTCGGGTTGTCGGTCCGCTGGATTTCCCCATATTCTTCCACCACTTGCAGCGGCGTCATGGTTTCGTCTTTCTCCAGCACCCGGCTGCCAGAAAGCGTGCTGACCGTCTCGACCCGGATGTACTCCGTCAGGTCATTCAGTTCCCGCATGATCGTGTTGATCCGGGTTTGGATGTCCTGCGGAACGATGAGCGAGCTGTCGCCGTCCGGATCAGTGGTCACACCGCCTTCGTGCATGACGTTCAGGACATGACGCCGGTAGGAAACGACGGCATCGAGATCGTCAGCGGAAAGAGTTTTCCGGCGGATGGCTTTCACGAAAGCCTTCGCATACCGCTCTTCCAGCTCCTTGCGGTCGCGCTCCTCGCCGGCCGGAATGCTGTTTTCTGCTTCGCGCTGCGCCTGCGCTTCCAGCTCTTCCAGCATTTCGATTTGCTTCCGGAGCGACCGGACTTCTTCCATGTGCTTCTCGGCGTCTTGTACGCGCCCTTCTCCGATCGCGAGGCGCGCGTTTTGCTCCGCCACTGCGAGGCGGGACTGCAACTCTCTCATTTCACGCGTCATTTCGGTCATCACTCCTCGTTTGGTTTTGGAATTAAACGGAGCTGCCGGTGAGCAGCTCCAGTTCGAGCGAAAGCAGTTTGAGTTTGTCGTCGGTCGGCTTCGCCCCATCCGCCTTTGACGGTTCGGGAGTGACCGGCATCAGTTTCGGCGGGTTTCTGAACCTGCTCAGGTCCATCTCCACACCGTTGACGACGATCCGCTGTCCCGCAATCGATGCGGCCACCTGTTTCGCTTCCTCGATCTCGTCGGCGAATCCAAGCTCGACCGCTTCCTCGGCAGTCATCCATTTTTCGTCGTCGAGCATTTTAATGATTTCATCCCGCGGCAACCCCGTCCGGGCTTCGTACACCGGGATCATGGATTCTCGGATTTTATCCAGATCGTCGGCCACCTGACGGAACGTATTTGCGTCCCCCCATGCGATCGTCCAAGGATTGTGGATCATCATCATGGCATTACGCGGCATGATGATTTTGTCCCCAGCCATCGCGACCAATGACGCTGCCGATGCCGCCAGACCATCGACGTAAACCGTGACCGTAGCCGGATGGCGGTTCAACATCGAAAGGATGGCTTGGCCGGCAAACACGTCACCACCAGGTGAGTTAATATAAACCCGTAGTTCCGAGATGACGCCCATCTTCTGCAACTCATCCCAAAACTGCTTCGGCGTCACCTCATCGCCCCACCAGGTCGTGTCGGAAATCTCGCCATACAGGAGCAACTCGCCCACGCCTGGCTCGGCCGCGGACCGGAACTGCCAGAATTTACGCCCCCTCGACGTTTTCCGTTCCCGCTGCACCCCGATCACCTCCTTTCGCAAGTGCGAGATCCCTTAGCACGGTGAGCGGTGCCAGGGCGCTGTTGGCATAGAGCTCATCCCCTCCCGGCTCGGCCGGCAATTCCTCCCACGCACGAACTTCGTTGGGTTTCAGGAAGCCGCCCTGGATTCCGGTCCGGTACGCCTCGTACCTGGTCTTGATATCGCTGCGGACGATGGAGTCGACGTTGAAGCGCACATAAAAACCGTCGGTGATCTCCGACGGTGTGAATAGTTTGTATGTGAACTCCTGCTCATACTGGGTCAGGATCGCCTGCAGCGTGTCCGCGTAGAACTGCTTTTGCTGCTGTTCGATGTTCGTGTGCGTCGCCCGGGAAAGGTCGTTCAGCTGGTGCATCTTCACGCCGAAGGCGTTCGCGATCTGCCGCGCGGTGAGTTGCGCCGTCTCAAGAAACTGCGCGTCCGTCATGCTTAGCTCGATCGGTTGGAACTGGTAGCCGATCGGCATAAGCGCGACCCGGTGCGCATTTTTGAGGCCGGACGCCATACGCTCGAATCGCCGGCGGAATTCCTCTTCGGATTCCGGGTTCAAGTCTCCGGTATATTGGATCAGCCCCTTGACCTGTAGCCCCTGCTTGAAAAAGTCCCGCACGTGCTTCGTTCCCGCGGCGCCGGCCTCAACGAGCCAGCGCAAATACTGCAGCGGGCTCACGCCGACGATTCCATCGAGCGTCATGGCCCGAAGGTGGATTATTTCGTCCGGGGCAAGGCGAATCTCTTCCCCACCCACCGTAACCACGTACCAGACACGGTTTCGGGCGCCGAAAAGCCCGCGGTTGTCGATCCAGATCTGCACGTACTTTGCGTCAACCGGCCACAGCCAACGGATTTTTCCCCGGTCCGGCCCTGACTGGATTACCTCCGGAACGATGTAGGCATTGCCGTGCAGATTCCGCTGTGCCTCGACCGCCCGGAACATGTCCGATGCGGTCATGTAGGGGTTAGGGCGGTATTTCAGCAGCGGATACAGATAGTGATCCGTCGCCTTTTCAATCCCTCGCTCCGTTTCCCGGTAGACCTTCAGCGGCAGTTTTCCCACCGCCTCGGAAAGGATCTTCACGCAAGCGAAAACCGTCGCCTCCCGCAGTCCACGTTCCCCGCGCACGTCGATTTCATCCGGACGGAGGCCGAGGAATTCGAGGAACGCCCGATCATCCAGGCTGTATTCCTTTTTCACTTCTGTCGAATCCCGAAACAGGTTCAGGATCTTAGCCCCAAAGTTTTTCCAGGATTTCTGCCGTCGCATATCGGTTCGGGTCATATGTGGCCTCCTTTCCGTAGTGGATTGCTCGCGTGTGCGCGTTCATGAGCGCGGCCACCGGGTCGATCTTCTCACGGCTTTTCTCCTTGTCCAGCATGATGTTTCCTTTCGCGTCGATCTTCTCCACAGCATTCGACATCGCCCATTGAAGGACCGGGCTTCCATCGTGGATGATCTGACCACGATAGACACGCTCCCGGAAGTCTTTCGTCGGCTCGGAAAGCGTCCGGACGCCTTGTATGATCTCAACCCAAACATACCCTCGCCTTTGAATCTCGATGCCAAACTGTGTGGCATTCCAAGGATCTCCGCAGATTTCTTGCACTTTCCATCCGTGCATTTCAACCTGCTTTTCGATCCATTCGATAACAGCTTCCTGGTCAACCACGGCGCCGGGTATGACAGAGAGCCACCCCAACCTCACCCATGCGTCATAGGGCCGCTTGTCCGTTTTCATCCGCTCTCTCAAGCGCTCTTCCGGGATAAACGAATGGGATCGGACCGCGAAACGGCCATTTCCGAGCGGAAATTCCAATGCCACGCTGCAAAGGTCGATCTTTGCGGATAGGTCCACGCCGATGTAACACGGCGCGCCGGTCAGGTCCGGTATCGGATTATCTTTCGTTGCCGCACAGGAGCGCCACTTCGCCATGTTCATGTATCCGTCTTCTTTCTGGTCAACCCACATGTTCATGTTTTTTGTGAGGAAGTGCCGCATTTTGCTCGGCACTTCCAGGGCCTCCTTCAGCTGCGCCCGGAGCGACCGCATGCCCCATTCCGTTGTGGCGACCAGCGGATTCGACTTGATCCAGACGCATTCGTCCTTCGGATCGTCGTCCGCGTCAAGTTGGGCGATGTAAGCGAAATATTCCTCGTTCTCGACGTCACCCTCCAGCACTTTGCAGGCGTACTGGTATTCCTCGTAGCATGGAGAAGAAAGGTCAAATCCTGCCGTGGTAATGACGAAGAGAAGCGGCTGCGCGCGCTTCGCGAGTGACTGTGCCAGGACGTCGTAAATCTCTGATGTCGGGTGCGCGTGATACTCATCGATGATGGCCAAATGCGGCGCCAGTCCGTCGCCCTTTTGCTGGTCGTCTTTGCTGAGCGGTCGGAAGAAGCTTTCCGTCGCCGGGTGCTCGATCCGCCCACGTTTCGGTTCCAGCCGACGGAGAAGCTCCGGGCTCCTGGTCGCCATGACCCTGGCGGCGTTGAACACTATCCGGGCCTGTTCGGCTTTCGTCGCCGCGGCGTACACCTCGGCACCGAACTCTCCGTCAGTCATGAGCATGTACAGACCGAGTCCGGAAAGCACCGTCGACTTCCCATTTCCGCTGGCCACTTGGGTATATGACTTGCGGAACCGGCGGTATCCGGTGTCCATATGCACCCATCCGAACAGGTTGCCGAGCAGGAACCGTTGCCACGGTTCAAGCTCGACCGGCTTCCCAGCTAGCGGACCCTTCACATGCCGGCAAAAACGAAAGAAGGCGAACACTCGTTCCGCCTTCTCCGGATTGAACACGTATGGGAAATCTTGTGTGCCAGCGCGTTCCAGATCCCGCAGGTGCCGCTCGCATGCAAGCCGGACCCACTTGCCGGCGACCTGGCGCCCCTCCATGACGTCCCAGGCGTACTGCGTTGCGGCGTCCAGTTTCGTCGCGATCACGAGCCGAACACCTTCTCGAATTCATCCTGCGGCTCGTCGTCGCCCTTTGGAATTGCGAGCGAGGCCCGGCCGGACGGGTCAAGGCCGAATTTTGAGCCGATCCTCGTCACGATCGCCGCGTACTTCGCCTGGGCCACAGCTGCCGGGTGCTGCATCGGGCCTTTCGGGCCGATGATTACGATGCCTTCCTTCGCGATGATCCGGCTGCACTCCGCATACCTCGCCGCAGCGTCGCAGAACATCGCGAGCTGCTCAACATCGGCATTTGTCACGATTTTGAGCGGATCAAGAGAGGCGATCGCCCGCTTCCAGACTTTCCGCGCCTCCCGCGTCAGCCAAGACGGAGGTTTCACGGCGTCAGCGGGCGGCTTCAGCTTCGCTTCGGCATCCCGGCGCTTCTGTATCTCCTTTTTCGTCAGATGCTTTTTTCCGTTGAGCACGAGCAGCTCAACCGGTTTAGCCCGCCTGCCCATGGAACCACCTCCTTTAGCTCACACCAAAAAGGGAGTTTTGCGCGCGAATGGGCGGGCGC